GCTATCGCCTCTGAGATGTTGCCGTCTTCAATGGGAGCGTTCGCGTGAGAGCCATCCTTCATCCACACAAACACTAATGGCCCATCAATGCGAATCTCATGCAGATTTACCCACAACTCTCCCGCCGCAGAGATGTCAGTCGATGGAGACCAGTGGATATACACTGGCTTCCCAAGCAATGTCCCTGTCTGTTCTGTCGCACCTCGACCCGTCAATCGCTTCGCTTCTGCGTCCAACTGCTCATTGGTCATTGCATCCACTTTCCCGCAGTTCATAATCTCACCACCCAGTTGTTACCAGTCGCCATAGTACCCGACACAGCGCCGTTGTGATGAACATCACGAACCATCCGGCAAAGAACCAGCACTCCACCGGAGCCGCCTTCGCAAGAAACCGATACTTCTTCGGCAGTTGATGGATCGGTGTCGCCCTCGCACGGAACCAATACGTGATCTGTGCAAGAATCGTGAGGAAGATGAACATCGCCGCGCCGACGAACACGAATACCTTCCCTACGTTGTACAGGATTTCAAGCGGTGTCATCATTCGGGGCCTCCCTTCCCTCTATTTCTTCATCCAGTCGATCAAGAACCCTCTCCATCGCCTCAACAGCCAATGCCGTGACATCAGGGAGTCCGTTGGCTCCTAGCCCGAATCTGATCGTTGCAGAACGGCTAGTCATGAACACAGAAACTGTCTTGTATACGTCGATCGCTACCGCTTCCGTGTTGTACGTCGCGTAGACGCTCTCGTACCCGTCGGCAGAGATCAATCTCAGTATCCAGATTGGCTCGCCCCCTGGATGCGTAACGCACGGCGGCATCAAGCGCGACACCGAGCAGATCATACCGTCTTGCCCTCTGATGTATTTCATAGCTCGTACTCCCCCATCTCCAGGTCGGCTGGATGGCCGTCGTAGAATGGCGCTTCGTTTACGCTGAAACTGGTGACTGCCGCCCCGTTGCCCGTATGCCATATCGGACCCGATTCTCCTATCTCTGGAGGCGCCGTCCGCATATCCTGCTTGACTCCTGGCTTGTGGATAGCATAGAACCCGCACTTGTGTTCTGCCACCCACACCACCTCTGCATCCCATCCGCCTCGCGCCTTCAGTATCGTGCCTTTCGTCAGTTCCATCGTCATTCTCCTTCGCGCAAAGCGGACACCGCATATTCTCGTAGTGTCTTCCCGAGTTCGAATCCGGCTTTTCCAGCCTCGTCCAAGGCGTCTATGTCATCGTGAAGTGCCAACACCACTCCTTCCATCGCGCTCTTTCCGCCTGTTATTGCCTCTGCCAAAATCTCTTCCGTCGTGCGCTTCATCGTCATCTCCTCCCTCGCCCTCTCGGGCTAAAGAACTGCGTCCGCTCACCGTCAGATCCTTCGAACCGTCTCCCCGCGAACACCGCGTAGTTGAACGCATGGACATAGTGATCCGGTTTCGAATGGACGTACGCCACATAAACCGTTCCGTCCGCCCTTCGAATGTACTGTCGCGACACTGCCCGGAAATGCTCCCAGAAATCCCCTGGAAGATTCGATGGCACTCCCTCCATCTTCGTATGGATAAGAGACATCGCAGAATCGATCATGGGCGTCCTCAGTCCCGTGTAGAGAGGGATCCCGCCCTGATCTCCCCACTTCTCTTCCGTGGCCATAGGATTGGGGTTGTACTCGACCAGAACAACTCGCCCCGGGAACAGCTTCGCGAAGTCCGTCGCTTTTGTCGTCTCTGGACGAACATCGATCGCGCAATTCACGACGTTGTAGGCGTGCATTGCGCGACCGAGTTCCTCCCAATCTGACAATACGCCAGTCCACAAGATGCCTCCGAATGTCCTTCGAATGACGACGTGCAACAGCGTTCCCACGTCAACGCCCATCACGCTAGGACGGTCATACGACGGGACCATCTGCCCCATCGACGGCAAGCCAGAAACGTCAGAGATCTGTGTCCCTGATTCTGCCCAAGGCTTCCCTAACCGCAGGTTGTGGAAGGCAGCCATCTTCGTAGGATCTCCGTAGATTCTATCCCATTCATCAAGCATCTCGATTGGTTGGACGGTTGGTGAAGAGAAGTGTCCCATGGAATAGCTCTTGTGTGGAACGTCAACAGCATGGATCCATTTCCCTTTCATCTTGTCGAGAGGATGATCGTAGTTCGGGCACATCACAGTAAATGGATGGTTCCTGTTCGCGCTCTCCGGCCACTGGGGAACAACAAACTCTTGGCACTTCTCGCACCACAAGGCGTACTCTCCCTGCGAGCCTTCTAGGTAGTCGAGATGGATCCCATGTTCTGGTATCGATGGGTTTGAGAGCCTGATGCGCCACTTCTTCTTCATCCCTTCCAGCCGGCCAAGCGATGCCGCCACGCCTTCAGGATCCATTTGATCCTTCTCGTCTTGGATGACCATTCCAACAGAGAACTCCACCAAGCTCCCTGGGGACTTCGCTCCACGGAAATACAGCGGTTGCTTCCATCCAATCTTGAGCCCAACGCTGTCTGCCTCTCCCGTGAAGCCTTCACGAATGTATGGCGACCTGTCTAGTATCGGATCAATTCTAGCAAGGACGAACGGACCTAACTGCTTGTCCGTCTGTAACATGTAAAGTGCTGGTTCTCTGTGCATGTCCATGAACCACAGAGTTATGTTGATAGCCCATTCAGACCATCCGGTTTGGACACTCTTCATGACGGTTATCTCTCCGCCAGGACTCTTCATCTGCGCGGCTGCGATATATGGTTCATAGAGATAGCCCATCCACCGTTCCTCGTTGAACAGTGAATAGGTACACCCATCCGACATCATCCGGTATGCGTGCGCCCATTGATAGGCATTCGCGCCGGCCTGAGCTCGTGCTTCGTTGATCGCTTTCTGTGCCGAAAACTTACCGGCTACGTTGGATACGCTTGACATCTTTGGCGATCGCCTTCCGTATCAGTTCCGCAACTGTCGTTCGAATGCCCCGGCGCCGTTGGATCTTCACTTCTTCTTCGTAGACCTCGCTGTGTTCCAGCGGGATCGTCACCGTCTTTCGCGTCATGTCTTTCGCTACACCCATACCACGTCATCTCCTTCACGCAGCATTCCTCCTGCAAGCCGCACAGGAGGAACGCTACTCCCTTCGCCAGTAGGTTAGTCTTCTTCGAGCGGCAACGTCGTGATCGGCTCGAACGGGAGAGGAGGATTGAGGAACCCGTCCAGTTTCGCAATGAGTTCAATCCCGTTGATCACGGAATCGTGATCTCCAAGCCTCTCCTTCTTGTCCGCCAACACCGTTCGCAGTAGTGTCACTTCTCCCGGAGTCAGTGGAAGGTTCATCTGCGCACGGAGGGTATCCACCAGCTCAGTGAGTTCGTCCACATCCCTCTGTAGTTGCCACGTCGATTTCTCTGCCACCTTCGATGCTCCCGATTCAGCCCCGTCGTTAGGGTTGATCTTCTCAGTTCTTCCTGCCATGTTCACTCCTTCGTTTCCCCATAAGACGCTATTCCTATCGCGGTCCGTCTGTCGGCGCTGCAAGACTGCATGGTCCGGCTGGTTCCACTTCTTTGACAACCAACGTAACTGCAGCCGCTTCAACTACCTCCAGCCTTGATTCGTCTATCCACGCAGATGACGGTAGTTTCCCGTCTTCTTTTACTCGCGGATGGACATCAAAGGAAACGCAGCCAGTGATGCACTCCCATCGTCCGTAGGCTATGCCCTCAAAGCCCGTGATCTTGTCGCGCACTCGATCCCCAATGTTCACCTTACCGTCGCTCGTGTTCACTCCCTTCGCTTCTTGATTCGGAACCGACACTCTCAGGCTCTTGAGACAACATTCCCAGCAGATCGATACCGATAATCTACTTCCAACATCTCCCGGCTCGTCTTCCTCGCGATCAGGAACAAGCAACGGAGCATATATCCCAAATTGCTCCCTGTAAAACAGCGGAGGATAGAAAGCCTCTTCAATGTAGAGCCCAATGTGTATTCCTGCAAACTCGCCGCCAGAGACATGGTCAATCATGTCCTTGCCACACACAGAGCACAGCTTCACCCTGGCTTTATCAATCTCACTATTGATCATCTTGCGTTACTCCTTCGCTTCTTCCCGTTCAAGGTACTGCTCGATCGCCTCGATGATGAGGTAGTTCGCCGAACGATCTCTGCTTCCACCCACCGCAACAAGCCTCTCAATCAGCCTCTTCTCGACTTTGTCGCGAGGAATGGAGATACTTGCCTTGTCCATCGCTTCCTTCTTTGCCATCTTCAACGCCTCCCTTCGTTCAGTGTACCACGCGCTTCACTTCGTAACAATCCCTAGCAAATACGAGTTGCATCACCCAATGACGAACCCCGGCACGGATCTGCGCAGGGGACGCAGACTATCTGAGGTGATAGAATGCCGGGGGCTCGTCTTCATTCTTCTTTGTCCTTCATCGTGATCGTGATGATTGCTTTTCTTCTGCCGGTGATGATCCATTGTCTCCACCCTTGGCCAGTCTCATCCACAACAGGTTCAATTTCTTCCGTCTCCGCACTTGTATCAATCGACACATCGCAGATGTCACCAAGCGCATCGCTCAATGTACAAAACGCTGCATCAATTCGTCCTTCTGGCCATTCCATCACAGCCTCCCAAGGCAGTCAGCCATCAGAGCCATCCACACAAGAAAGAACAGCCACTTGATGGCATACTCCCATCCAATCGTCATTTCACGCTCCTGGCCTTCCCGTCTTTGCTGATCACCAGCGTCATATCCTTCTTCGTAATCTCCACCCGTGTCGCCGCCGTCATTCGTTGGGGATTGTCGAATTGTGAGATGTCAATGATCCCGAGATCGGCATCCGTCACCATCCATTCCGGCTGTCTCGCGTGGAACGCGCTCACGGACCTGTGAATGACATCGCTCAATTCCTGCTCCAAGGCTACCTTCGCGTTCTGAATCGTGCGATCGACCTTAACTGCCACGATGCGTTTTCCTCCATTCCCTTAACTTGTACGATCGCTCGCTCATCACAATGACATCCATGCCTACGACCGAGAAGGAAGGATCGTCCACCACCCTAACTCCGTATTCCTTCCTGATCTTTCGCCACTTTAGTGGATGCCTGTTACGGGTCCTCCACGCCATCCTGAGCTTGGTCGAGGTTTCATTCCGCGTTTCCATATCAGTCACGAGGTAGTGGATCATGTCACCTCCGGGAAGGAACCAGAGAGAGCTCCGCGGACGATGGACAGAGTTGACTCATCGAAGTCCTGACCAAGCATCCACTGCAGGAATCCACGATCACTCTTCGCGACGTCTTTCAGTGTTCGCCCTTTCGTCTTTGCGCCAAAGGAGAAGGTTGCTTCTCCCGACACCCAGATGAATTTCCCCTCCGCGTCGATGTAGTCCGGACTCGGAGGGGTGCGGGAAAGTTCTCCTGGCTCATTCGGCATGTCTGGATACTCTCTCAACATCCCTGACAAGACATTGATCAATGCTTCGACATCGTTGCCGGCGTCGTGGGCTCCCTGCATTGGCTCCCCGGTGTACAGCCTGTGAGCGCACTCAAGCGTATGCCGAAATCGTGCCTGGAAGATGCGCAATGTGTCGATAATCCCTCCGTCAATACGGAATGGTTGCCCAACGCGCCTCATCTCGTTCTCGAGCAAAGGGATGTCAAACCGAATGATGTTGTGTCCGCACACGTCTGACCCAACGAACAATGCAGAGATATCAGATGCCACATCTCCGAAGGACGGCAGACCCGCAACATCTTCGTCAGTGATGCCGTGCACGGCACTTGCTGTTTCTGGAATAGGAATGTCTGGATTTACCATCCACACATACGCCTCAAGCCCTCTGTTCGGCCCCCCGAGAGGAGAGATCTTCGTCACGGCTACCTGAACGATACGATCCGTGTCGACGTTCACTCCAGTCGTTTCCAGATCGAAAAACACAAGGGGCCTCTCTAGCCTAAGTCCATTCTCGAATCTCATGTTCACTCCTTTGGCGTTGGGAGGGCAGCGGGGCTCTCGTTCCCGGCGCTACCCTCCCGTCTGGAGGTACTGACGTTCCACGATGGCGCACCACTACGACAAGCGGCGTAGAGTTGCTCGTACGCGCATCTAGGTGCCAGTGCTTTCATCAATTCCTCGAGTATCGTGGCCGCGGCTGCGAGAAGCGGAATGTAAACGGAATCGAATCCACTCCTGTCCTCTCCACCTCGCTGATCACTTTCCTCATCTCCGCCTCACCAATTCGCAACGTTCCGAAGCGTTCGGCGCCACCACCCGACAATCTCACAGCACACGGCCTCATCATCCCCGCGAGAATGACAAGGCCAACACCGAGGTAGGCATATCCCGTTTCGGGGATGTCGACGGCCAATCCGTTCATTTCAAGACGGCGTCCTCCGATATATCGGAGATTCCCGCCAATGACTTCCAATCCCTGGATAGCGTCCATCTTGACCCCCTCCACCGCAATCATACACGTTTCTCCGATGTGATGCAACCAACCTCAGATTTCTTCCGCACTTCTTTTCTACACCCGCCCCAGCCCAGTCGCATCCCGCCTTGGTAGATAAGATTCCAGGTCGATCTCCTATCCCAGAAAACAAACTCCCAAACTTCATCGCTTTCATATCAGCCGATCCATCGGGCACTCGCGCCATATCCGAGATCGCGCTATCTCCACATACTCAGAGTTCAACTCGATGCCGATATACCCCCGCCCCTCTTGCTTCGCTACCAGCCCGGTCGTGCCAGCTCCGAAGAATGGATCGAGGACGGTCCCGCCTTCTGGACACCCGGCCAGTACACACGGCCTTATCAGATCTGGAGGGAAGACTGCAAAGTGGGCGCCCTTGAATGGCTTCGTCGTCACAGTCCATACCGTTCGCTTGTTGCGCTTCGTTCCGAATTCTTGATCATGTCCTGCCCCTTCCTCTCTCGCACGTTGCACATTCTCAACCATTCGCCTACCAGGAGAGTGAGGATCTTTCGTGCTGTGCTTCCCATAGGTTCGCCCTGTCGTTCTGTCTCCATGCCTAACATTCGCGCCATGCTTGTTCTTCCCTCCGAATACTCTTGTCCCGTCATCTGCCCCTATACACACAATAGGTTCCTTGATCGCTTCACCATCGTAGTAATACTTCTTGCTCTTGCTCAACAGGAAGATGTACTCATGAGCCTTCGTTGGCCTGTCCCGCACGCTCTCAGGCATCGGATTCGGCTTCGAGTTGTGCGTCAGGATGCCGGACGCCAGCGCAAACAGGTGCGGGTCGCCTTCTACCTCCACGTCATAGACGTAGCGGCAACGCGCCTTGTGAATCTCTACGATCTCGGCGCTGTCCTTCTCGTTGCGATGCCCGCTGCGAAACCGCCGTATCTCGCCGCGAAAGGTAGGGACATCCTTGCCGTTATACTGGACGCTGGACAGGTTCAGCACCAGATGCCAGCCCAGCCGAGCGCAAGCCGTCCGCAGGTCGCGCTCCAGGTTGTAGTTGCGCGTGAAGCCAAGACGCCACCGCTGGTTGTCGCTGTCCCAGTGCCCGTCACCAGACAAGTAGCCCTCAACCATCGCCTGAATAAAGCTGTTGCTGTACCGCCAGACGACGGGCGCAAACCCCTTGTCCTTCGCCGTCTTGCCAGTCACCAGCTCGTCCAGGATGGCTACCAGCACCTTGCCATAGACGCGAATATCCATCTTGTTGCCGTCTATGGTCCTGGTTGCGCTGCCGCCGTAATGCTCCGCGATGGCTCGCACCCTGTCCCAGCGGATGTCCTCTTTTGCGTGGCCCGCGATCTGGATAGTGTCGCCAGCCATCGAACCCTCTGCGATGTAGAGGCCAGCCAGCCATGCCGCGTTATCGTCTATGGCACA